GTTCAATGGGTCAAAGATAAACTCTAAAGTGCCTTTTACATATTTAGGCAGGTCGATTTCTTGATATGCGCGCCGTGTTGCACGTATGTCAGCGTTCATGTTCGTGATGACAATATCGTCCCACGATTCGCCTGTTTCTTCTTCGTAATATTTCTTACGCAGTTCTTGGAATTGCGTTTCAACTCCAAACAAATCGCCTGGAGTTAATCCTCCTAAAAGTGGTAACGCAGCAGACGCACCTATTTCAGCACCACGCTGTAACGGATTAGCCCTGCGTGATGCTTCAGTACCGGCAGCAAGGAACTCACGAATCCCTCCAGGCTTACCAGCCGCTTCGCGCTCTTCCATTACTATCCGAAGTTGTTTATCAAATTCTTGATCGCCAATAATCCCTCTGGCTACAACTCCGGTTGCTGTGTTTATTGCAGGTTCAATAACATCTAAAGATTTTTTTGCAACATTTTCTAACACACCGGAACCAAAAAATGAGCCGAACTCAAAACGCTCTTCTGGCTGTTCAACAGGAGCCTGTTGTGCAATTGGAGTAGTCGGGGATAATTCAAATCCTGTTCCTGGTTGAACGGAACGACTCAAAGGGTCTTTTATATATGACTGGGCTTGCATAGTTGCAAGTTGAGACTGTTGCCGTTCAGCCTGACGCTGCTTTGCAAGTTGCAAGTTTTTTGCGCGCTGTTCTGAACGAGCAACTATTTCTCGTCGCTGGCGTTCTTCATCAGCACGAAGCCTGTCAATAAAACTTTGAGTCTGACGTTCAAATGGGTTGCTTGAAAAAGGACTAACCATATTAGTAACTAAATCGTCCTGTTGTAGCTGCTCCAAGACCGCCGCGAGCTGTAGACGTACCCTGTGGTGAGACTTCACCTAAGAACTTAGGTAGTTCCTGTCCTGCCATTCCTGCTTGCGCTTGTAATCCACCTTGCTCAAACATGCCAGCACCTTGATAGTCCCCAAGCGTAGGTCTAAAACTAGGAGTAGGTTGCTGTGTAGCAGCAGGACCAGCGATATTCATGTTTACTGGCTGCCCTGCAAATGGAGAACCTGAAATATTCGCAGTAACACCCTGTTGTGGAGCGGCTTGCTGTGCAGGTACACCGCCAAAGAACGGGGCAAGCGCACGTTGTAGTGCGTCTTCACCACCTAGAACTCGTGATAACCCACCTAAGGCCTGTGGGGTTGTCTGGAAGAGTGATGGGAGTATTCCAAGCCGTTGTTCTGCAAGGCGTTGTTCTGCGGATAACCCACCTCTTGCTTGAAGCCCAGAAAGAGTAAGTTGTTCTTCTGCAGATAACCCACCTCTTGCTTGCATACCTGCCAATGCAGACTGTTGCTCAACAGATAATCCACCACGCAATACTGTTCCAATATCTCCAATACCAGAACCTGTGCCTAAAGCACCGTATGGATTAGAAACTCCAGCCCTTGCTTGTAACTCTGCAAGACCTACTGCATCTGCTGATGTTCCACCAAGTCCAGCAATTGCACCGAACGGAGTAGAAGTCCCGAACCTTGATGCAACATCTTGAGACTCTGCTCCACGCTGGGTGCTAAATGCCTGAAGAGCAGCCTGAGCCGCAGGAGACAACGACTGTTGTGAACCTATAACCCCTTCTATTGGATTACCGTTCTCGTCATACCCAGTCGTTCCGATAATATCCTGTTCTACAATGTACTGACCTGGGTCAGAGTAGAAGATATTCAGCATGTCCTGAATACCAGTTGCAGCAAAACCTTGAAGGTTCATCGAGTCAGGAATATTCCCAGCCCCTGTAAACGCTCCTGGCTGAAACCTAAATCCTCCGCCAGTACCGCCACCAGCACCGCCGCCAGTACCGCCACCAGCACCGCCGCCAGCACCGCCACCGGTTGTGCCACCTGCGGCAAGTGCTTCAAGTTCTTGAAGTGTTAGGTTTGCTCCAGCAGCACCTGACACTCCACCGCCTTCTTCTCCGGTGCTACCACCTGTGCTAAGTTGCCAGTCATTCAAGTCAGTATAGTTTTGTAACTGATTATCAAGAATTGCTTGCTGATGCCCGCCTGGTAATCCTAGATATTCGTTATATCGTTCCTTCCAAAACAAAGGAAGATTTGCTGGCATAGTAACTGGGTCAGGAATAACGGCATCATCTAGGTTTGCTAATCGTTCTCTTTCCTCACGAGCAAACTTCTCTGATTCAAACCTGTCAAGGTCCATCAACCTTTGTTCTTCAAGAAGTCGCGCGTTTATATCGTCTTGGCGAATTGCAAGTTCAGTGCCATTTTCAGCACCTAAGTCAACGCCACTTGGTGTTGTAAGAGTCGAAGAAGTTGGACTTGATGGCAAAAAAGCTGCTTCGCCTTCACCAAAAGGACTTGTGGAAAAAGGTGTAGCAGCAGCAGTGCGTAATTTATCTACAGGGCGCAGTACGGATTCTTTTGATGCCCTATTAGGGCGTGAGGTTTCTACGCCTGTTTCACTAATATATACAGTTTCCACTACTCCAGCGGGAACACCTGAACCACCAATACTTTGAGGAATAGTTTCAGTTAATCTTGAGAGATCAGTAGCAGCATTAGCTACTGCTCCCCCTGCCTCTTCCAAAGTCTTAACATCAATAATAGCTGCTGGAATATTGAGAGTTCTAAATATTTGATTTTTTGCATCTGAAGCATTATCCGAACGTACCCGAATAATGTTGCTATCTAAATATCTTTGGTAATTTTTAGGAATCGTAACTATAAAGTCAGGCATTAGATTTTTCCAAACGGAGTTAGCGCATATACGTTTTTCTTAGTGCGCTTCTTGGGTTGCTTTACTTCAGGTATTGCTTCCATACCTTTGAAACTGTTTTCAACTTGCTTTAGATAACGCTTTGTTAAGTCATCGAAACCTAAGAAAGCCATTTCTAACGGGTGTGATCTTTTAGACATAACTACCCTCTAGCCCCTGGTGAAATATCTGCCCCTGGCACTCTTACATTACCTGAGCGTGGTCCTGAAATTGCTGCTGCCGTTTGGCGCATCTCGTCTATAGAACCTGGCATTACAGGTCTTGTAGTTGTAGGAATACCTGTCCCTGGTGCTTGAGGACTAGTCCCTGCTTGGTTGCCTTGCTGGAAGTTACCAGCGTTAGGCAATTGCATAGCACCTTGCGTGTTCATAATATTCTGCGCCGTTTGTTCAGGTGTAGGAATTTCCGGCCCTGAACCCTGGTTTGCAGCATCAAGGATATTTTGAATCGTAGGAATACGAGAGGCTGCTGCCATCTGCAACTGCTCTTGGATACCTGGAGAGTTCAGGAATCCTTCTTCTAATATCTTAGCCCGTACTTCTAGCGGGTTACTTACGCCGCCTTTGCGAAGGGCTGTATCAAGATCAACGTATCCTGAACGCCAAAGGTTTGCCCAAAGATTGAGTCTGCGCTCTTGTTCTTCAGGGCTGACAGAGTTTATTCGGACAATGTTGACGTAGTGACCTTTGATGTCTGAAGGTTTTACAACAGCATCAAGGACTCCTGCTTCAGTTTTGCCGAACACGGTAACTTTATCGTTAATCACCAACTCGACAATGCGAAGAATAATCTCGCCTTTATCTTGCAACCCACGTTCCATAGCATCTTTGACTGCGCCAAAGTTCAGCGAAGCAATACCAGCAAGAACTGCGGTGTGATATCCAGAGGCTGCGCCTGTAGGACGTTGCCCTCTGGCGACAGCAGGGACGGTATTAGCCTCAATTGCTTCATCGAGGAACTGCTTTGCAACTCCAATTTCAGAAGACGGGCGTGGAGTTTCTCCAACACCAACCTGAACTTGAGGTGGCTTGATGTTCTTCGCGCCAGGAGTATCATCCCACGCCGCTTGAACTTCTTCGGTAATCCCTGGAGGTCCGGTGAACTCAAGCGTAGGCCATGCTGATTTAGCTACGATGTCGATATAGTGCGATGCTAACTGGCTTTGCGCCCGAATCATTTCCATAGACCCGTTTAGCAAGCCCATGTATAGCTTGGACGGGTCTGAGTTTCCGGTATCCAGCCCTAGTTGAGGCCAGTACATGACCCAGGGAAGTCGCCCGTATCCGTGTCGGCGTGGCTCCATAACCCATTCGTTATCAGCTACATATGCAACTTGAGAGTGAGTCCAAACTTCTTGAAAGTTGACAAACCCTTTTGTATATTTGCCCCAGCCTGGAAAGTGAGCCTGAACCCATTCAGCATCAACTTGATATTCGTATATTACCCAGCGTGGCTGAGTTCCGTTGTTCATGTCCCAGACTAGGTTTTGTGGGTTAACTGCAACAGATTTTATAGGCCAGCTAATTGATCGCTTTTCAAGAACTTCTTCTACTTTTTCTCGGTAGTTAGAAGGCACATCTTCTGCATGAGGTGGGGGTTCTGGAAAATCGCTCCACTCATTTGCAATAAACTCGACTTTCTCCCATGCAACTCCGTATAAACCTGCATGTTTTGTGAGTTCTCGGTACACAGGAGAGCGATGCTCAATCATGTGGTGTGCGCCGGTCAGGAACTTCTCCATGCTTTCGGCACGAGCCTGACCTCTTGGACCAGGTGGTGGGACAGATATGTCTAGGAACTGTGGGCTAACGTGAGAAACGAGCGTGTTGATTACAGACTGCGCTGTTCCTAGCCGAATCATTGTTCCGTTTTCAGGAACACTGAAGTCAAAATCGTTCAGGAAGAAACCGTCAAGAACTTTCGCTATGCTTTTGAACTCTCGGAAAAGTTCATTACCCTTTGTAGATTTTTCAGAAATCCAATGAAGCGACAACTCTGGCTCGTCTAGTGGATTAGCTGCTTCTACTTGGATAATCTCAGGGATTTCTCCCCCAAAATCTAAAACCATTTATTTGATCTCAACAAGTTCTGGGTTCAATTCTTCGTGTTGACGCATTTTAGCTTTAGATTTCTGTGCTTTGTACGCTTGCATAAACCTTGATGGACGATACGCTGGCTCTGGTCGCAAGGGACTCATTCGCCTGATCGGTCGAAGGAACTCAAAGTTTTCTCCTTCGTACCCTGGTGGGTCACACGACATCAATGCTAACAGTTCTGCGTCAACCCAGTCGTCATGTTCGTTGGTTTCATTGTAAAAGATGTAGCTTCCACCACCGCCAGGACGAATACTTATGTCTTCAAGTTGCCTTGCAAGTGTTGACCAAGAGGCTGGGAAACGGACGGTTCCGTTCTCAAGTGCTATGTAGTAGTTTTGAAATAGTTGGTATTTGCTTTGTGCGCTAAATTTGAATGATGTAACGGGCATACCAGAGTTTAGCAGGTGGTCAAATACGACATCACCGAGGCCG